TTTTCCTGCATGGAAAAAATTTGCCGCACCAGTTAGCTGAAGATAACCCGATCCTCGGTACAAAAATCCATCTCCTGAAGCCTCATCCCTGTTGCCCATGCGCGAGCCGTAGATACGATTGGCGATCTTGACAGGCTGACGCTCGTACTGTGCCGCAGACTCAGGCGTGAAGCCCCATGCTCTCTTTGCTGTGAGTGGGAATAGCTTGAGCAATGTGGCCGCACGATAGTTCAGATTCTCCTCAAGCACTCTGAAGTTGTTGCACTCATGGCCGCATTGACCAAGCCAAGCGGCCTGTTGTACTGGCGACAAGATGCCGAAGCGTTCAAATGTTTCGTTGAATGGGTCTGCCAATGATGGCTCAATTTTCAATTGGCGTAATTGTTCAGGGCTTACCATTTAGAAGAGTCCTCACTTCGTTGTATGCGTCAATACAGGCATTTAGTTGTACAGTATTCCTATCGCCCTGCGCAATTATTTCTGCGATGGCGGCAAGGGTTTCTCGCTCGGCATTAGAAGCTGAGTCAGCCTGTCCATCAGGTTTGCTTCCTGTTTCTTTGCTATCTGCGGTGGCAATGGCGGCACTTGCGGGGGCTTGCTGACAACTTGCGGTTGGGAGGCGCACCCGACCAGAGCGAATAGCGCGATCAAGGGCAGACTGTTTTTGATTGATGACATTTGTTGACTCCTGAAGTTGCGTTGCAGTAGTGTTGATTTTTTCATTCAACTTTTGTTCTGTTGCCCTTGCTTCTTCATTCTTCTTGGCAATTGCTAGCTTCATGTCGTTGTCGCGTTCAAGCCATCCGTAATGGTGGCCGACCTGATATGTTCCAAACAACGAAACAATTACTCCAACAATAATCCAAGGCAAGGGAATTGGAAACATTAGTCAGCCTCTGTTCGTGCGAGTGCAATTTGTTCCCTGTCTGCATCTGATTCCAAATGGTCAGGCGGGGTGTCAGGGGGCGGGGGCGGTGTCCAAGATTCATCCAGTTGCGGATTGGTAAAGACAGGCATTGCTCCGAATGGCTGACTTGGCAACCCGCCATAGGCCGAAGTTGGATTGTACGGCTGTGCGTAGGATTGGGCGTATCCTGTGCCGTGTCCATGCATTGGCTGACACATCGGTTGCATTGTCTGCGGAGGCATAGGATTGCTCAATGCCCTTGATGCCGCCCCGACAGCGCGTTTACTCATCACTCCACCGATGCCGCCAACGATCAGCAAGACAATGTCGTTCAGCATTTTGGTGTATGCCTGATCAATCGGAGCCATTGACTTGATCGGCTGTGTGACAAAGGTCACAGAATACAAAAGCGCAACAACAATGAAGCAAAGAATCAGCGTGACCGCAATGACCACGAAACCCCAAATTCTTACCTCAATTTCATCAGGGGTTAGGTTTAGCTTCGGGCTGTTGGACATCGTTGACTTTCTTTTCCAAGATTGGTGCGACTAGATATTCTGGGCATTGTTGCGTGAATAGGCATTTTGGTTTCTGACATTCAGGCAATGCAAAGTTATCAGGATTCTGACATGGATAGCGATACACATCTTTGCATCCAGTCAACAACAAAGCGAGCAATAAATATTTCATGCGTACACATCCACAGAGTTCGGTTTAGCCCATTGGCTTTTGATTTGCTCAACCTTGTCCCTGTAATCTTGCTGTTGATTCATCTTCTGCAATGTTTGCAAATGTTGCTGATGCAAGACGCGCTGAGTTTCCTTCAGCATCTGAGCATTGCTTTGGTATGTTGATATTTTCATCCTAGTCCCAAGTAAGCTAGAAATTTATTCACTATCTTGTCGGAAAGATCATCAGGCAAGAATCGCAGGAAGCCAAGCACCCACCATGCGACACACATACGAACGAATACTTTGAGGAATAGATCAAATTGTTTCTGATATTCATTCATCGCCCACAGCGTTTAGTTGTTTGGCAGAAATCAACCATCTCATTTATGCCGATACCAACGAGCAGTAGAACGAATGCAATTCCTCCAATGATCATTGCCATCTCTAACTGTTCTTGCTCGGCTTGCTTTGCTTTTTTTTCTTCTGCCTTCAATGCCGCGAGTTCCTTGGCATCATCTCTATCCATCTCAGCTTGCCGCGCTTTGATCTTGTTCCAGACATCGATCTTGCCTGTTTGCATGAACAACATTTTTAATTCTTCTTCGAAGGCACGAGCTTGCTCGAGTGCCATCTCAATCTGCAAGGCTGTTCCCATGTTGCTACCAGATTTTTCACGCTTCGCTTGAAGCATGGCTTTCGTAGCTTGACTCTTGGCATTGAACATCTGCCCGAGCATTGGGGCGAGTCCACCTAGATCGTTGGCAACCTTACTCGCTTTCTTCACCATGCCGATGGCTTTTTGCAAACCATCTAATGCGGCAATCGGGTCTAAAGGAATCATTTTCTTTCCACCTTTTTCCACTCTAGGCAAACTACTTTGCGGCTATATACATCACCACTCCAAGCCCATCGGGCACAGCGGTATTCTACGGAAACAAAAAAAAAGATCGCGAGAAAACTCACGACCAATACCAAATAAAAACTGAGATACACCAGATGATGGTGCAAAAAAGAAGGACTGCCGCAGAGAACGCGACAGCCCAATCTTTCATTGCTCTTCTTGTTCAGCTTTCGCTGACTCTCTCGCGAGCTTCAAGTGTTGATGCTTGAAATAGATGTTGACCACAAGACCACACAATGCAATCACCACACCACCAATAGCCGCGAATTCATTAGCTGTTAAGCCAAATAAAACTGCGGCTCCCGAACCGCCAAAGGTGGCGGCTGATGCGGCTTTGGCAGTTATGGCTTCATTTGTTACTGAAGTCATAACTTACCTTTACTCTGTTGGTGTTGGTTCAGTAACTTCTTCAACAGGAGTTTCTTCAACAACAGGAATGTACTCAGCTTGAATAGGCTTCCAACCTAATGGCATAGCCACCCAATTCACATGATTCCAAACCCATGTCGCTGTTTCATTATTATCTGTAGGTGCGACATTTGTGCTGTAAGGAATTTCTGTTTCAGAAGTACCACAGTAAATACCATTAATATCAAATTTGTAAAACATGATTAACCAACCCTTACATAAGCCAAAGCATTAGTTCTTGCAGGAGAAATTGCAGAACTACCTGTTCGATAAAACGCACCACCTGCAGTTAATGCGGCAACTGACAAGAAAAAGTTATATCCTTGCGAGCTATTATCTTGAGCGTGTTGAATCAAATATCCACCATTTGGTCCATCAATAGTTGCAGTGGATGAATATCCATATAGACTATTGCCAGCACTTCCTGTATTAGTTTGAGCAAAAGCCCATGTAACACCTCCATCAAGTGTGTATGCTCCTTGATGCATACCACTAACAGTTATGTATGCAATTGAACTATTTACAGATTGAATTGTGTCATAACCTGCCGCATTGATAGTTCCTGGCAAAGTCCTAATTGTCCAAGTGATTGCATCTGTAGATGTTAGTATTTGATTTTGACCATTACCTACAAAATAGAATCTATAAGCATCAGCTAATATTTGTCCACTAGAGGTATTTGTTCCTGCTGGAAATGTAATTGCCGTCCAAGTTACTCCATCATCAACAGAGCGATAACATCCACCTGTATAGCTACTTACTACTGTGCTTCCTTTATATGCGATACCATATCTAGTTGATTGTGGTAATGCTCTATTTGCTGACCAAGTTACACCAGAATCTGATGTGTAATAGGCGGCTTGAACACCATCACCGCTATTGATGATTCTTTTAGCAGGATCAGTTGTATTTGGAATATTGTATTGACTACTGGAGTCGATAGAGCCAATACCAGATACAGAATTCCAAGTAACACCACCATCTGTTGAACTGCGATATGTAGTTCCAATTGCCAAGTAACAGGTATTACCATTTCTATAAAAATTGATAGCTTGGTTATAACCAATTGTTGTTGAGCCTAATACTGATGATGCACTATTTGCACTGTAGGCAATGCCATCAGAAGACAGCGATGCAGAGTAATATGGACCAGTCAATTTTGTTAACATCAAAAATCTTGCACCACACCAAAATACTCCATTCACACCATAACTTGAGGCACTCACAGAGTTATAGTTCCAACCAGAGCTTGGGTATGCATAGTTATAGTAATTAAAATCCCAGAATGAGCTATTACTATCAACTGCCGCAATTGTTGGTAAATTTGTTAATGTTTCAGTAGTCCATGTGAAACCATCTGTTGATGATTTACACGCCATAGTTGTTGAATTTGATAAGTAGTAGATAAAGAATTTAGTGCCATTACTACATAAAGAAAATGGACAATTGTATCCATTTGTAAGATGCGACGATGCAACAACTGTAACTACTGTAACTCCTGTTGAATTGATTACCATCACATTCACTGATGATGAACTAACAGACATTGGTATGACTGATGTATTGATAGATGCAATTCTAGCTACTTGCCATTGTTCTCTAACAGATGGGTATTGTGCAACTAAAGCTACATCATTAGTAGTTCCTAATGCAACATTAGATGTACTTACTGATGTTGCGGCAGAAGCAAGGGTTGATTTTGTAGTTGTAGAAAGATTATCACCAGATACAAAAGTACCAGACTTTAACCACTTAGATGTTCCTGCATCATAATAAGAAGATACACCAGAGATATCTACGATTTCACCAATTGAGTAACGATCAAGTGATGATGGGCTAGGGGTTGTTGTATTGCGTCCCATTTAATTACTCCTCATATCCATAAACTGTGACTGATGTATTTGCTACATCAGAATAGACAACTACATTCTTTGTTGCTTGAGCAACGATTCCTGTTCGCTCAAGAACCCCACCATTCGCAAGAAGCTGTGCGCCATACTCAATGTACTCGCTTGCACTTGGAGTTCCTGTTGCGCTGATTGCGATTCTGATTGTTGCAAGAGCACTATTGCGATTAACAATGTTGATGCTGAATGTTCCAACCTTTGCTGATGGGACTGTATAGACAGTCGTGTTGGTCGCGGCACTAGGTGCAGACTGACCTAAGATTCCAGATGCCATTATAAAAATCTCCTGTTAAAAGCCTGAAAAGAAATAGGCTTTGCCGATTGAAAAAGCCGCGACAGCATCTTGGAATGTTGGCGCGTTACCCGAACCATTTGATACCAAGACCTGACCCGCTGTGCCTACGCTTCCCTGCTTAACTAGCTTACCAGTTGTTCCATCAAAGAGTACCAATGTATTGGTCGCTGAACTTGCAGGACCAGTAACAAAGTCACCCGCAGGAACATAAGCTAATTCCCAAGAATCTCCATCCCAAACTTTCATCCGATTGATTGTCGTGCTGAAGTACAAAGCACCAGTCAGAATCGGATTTCCATCATTATCAACTGTAGGGTCTGAAGATTTCGCGCCAAGCATCCGATCATCAAACAGATCATAAGATGCTGAAGCATTGCTCGCCTGAGTTGTCGCGATACCCGCTTGCGTTGTTGCCAATGCAACTTGATCAATCGCTAAGTTGGCTTGCGTTGTTGCAATCCCCGCTTGTGTCGTTGCGATACCCGCCTGAGTTGTTGCTGTGCTTGCCGCAGAGCTTGCGGTGGCTTGCTTGGAATTAACATCTGTCTGCAAGGCATTAGCCTCAGATTGAAATGTTGGCAATGCACCCAAGAAGGCATCGGCTCTGGTCGCAAAGTTCGTTGGATCTTCGCGACTCGGTGGCGTTGGTAATGGACTGATAGCCATATTTGTTTCCTTTAAATCAAACCTTCAACTTCAAGTCTGCACCAGCTCTTAGTTGGATAGGCAATGTCAATTGTGAAATCTCGATAGAAACCATAGACAACCAATGGCGCGTAATCAGGGTCTTCAGAACCAATGTACACGCTAGGAACTGCGCGAACATCTGCCAAGATACGCTGTACGCCATTGATGCTGTCGTTGTTCACCAAGAACTGTCCACTCATACGCTTGCTGAACGCGCGTTCAACGAATGTTGTTTTTCCAGTATCAGGGTCTGTGTCTTTGCGGCTGTAATCAATGATGCCAACTGTTGCCCCGTATTCTGTACCAACTGCACCCAATGTGTAAACAGTTCCGACCAACATTTCACCAATTTCAACCGCGCTACCTGAACTCAATGTCATGGTGATTTGTGCGTTCAAATATGGTGGCAAGTCTGTCAGGACAACTTCGCCAAGCTGAACGAATGGCTCGAAGAAATACATATACCAATCAAGGATGATCGTGCCATCCAAGCCGATTGTTCTTGTATAGACTGGAGGACTTGCACCATTGTCCCTTACTGTAATGGTCAAAGTCTGTCCAACCAATCCCAATAAGGCAACGCTATTCACAATTCCTGAAGCTACTGTCACAGTCAGAGGCGCAGTAGACTTAGTTGTAACTGTGCTTATCTGTCCATCAAACATCGCATGAGTGTTATCAGGACCAATAAATTCCCAATAAGTTGAACCAACTTCATCAGGCAAATGATTAGTGTTATTGTTTACAAGACTATTGTAGTAATGCGTTCCGTAATCAACCTTCTGATTTTTGTGGTAAGTTGTTCCAGAATTCCAATTCGAATAAATATTTGGCGCGTTGCTAGACACTACCATTGCAGGAGTAACTGAAACTGGCTTTATAACTTTCATACTGTTACTGTGTCCAAAGGTTGATCGGCATCTGTCTTAACAGTCAAGCCGCGAACATCCCAATTATCTTGCAATCTAGCGATTTTGCTAGTGTTAACTGCGG